TAATAGCCATTTTGACAGTCAATATCCTTATTTTTTATATTTTATGTACGTAATTTTTCATGTATAGCATAGCTATATGATGAATCTATTTAATATTTACGGTGTTTTTTTAGTTATGTTTATAAGTGCTTTATTAGTGCAAATATCAGCTTAAGGTTTCATAAATTTGCTGTTTCTTTTTTGAATCATTTCAAGCATTTTTTTGTAATCTGCTTCAGACAATGGTGCCTGTGGAGTAACTTCTTTTAAAAATTCAAGTTCTTTTCTATTTAAAGGCCCAAAACCTTTTGCTAGATCTTTTTGTTTTTTACTTATTCTTTTTGATTTTCTTAAAAAATTAGTCATTATTTATTCTTTCTTCTTAGTTTTCTAAAATCCGCACCTGTTATTTTGTTACGTGGTTTAGCTACTCTTGCTAGAGCTTTTTGTTTTTTACTTAGTTTTCTTGGCATTAGTTTTCCTTTTAGCAAATGTTCTTACATTAGTGGGTTTACCACCAACCCCTTGTGCTTTCGATCGTTTACGTGCGACTGCAGACTTAATCTGTGCTGCCGTCATACCACGTGCTTTGGATCTTGGCACACACTTAGGGTATTTACGTTTAGATTTAGCGGCTGATTTACGGCCACATGGTTGAAACTTGCCGTTCTTCTTTTTGGCTCCAATATCAACCCAATCCCCTTTTGAACCTTTGCCAAACCATGCGGTTAATCCACCAGTAGGTTTAGCCATTACTTAGAGCGGTAACCGCCACCACGTTTTTTATACGTCTTGACTAGCCATGCATTAGCATAAGCTGAAGGGTACACCTTAAATTTACGTTTAGCTTCTGATTTTACTCGTGAGTATAACGCTTTATTGGTGGGGATTGCTTTTGCCATTACTTACCTTTTTTCATGGATTTCTTTTTCATGTTTTTCTTCATGTTCTTTTTCTTTGATCTTTTCTTCATTCCTCGCATGATATATCCTCCTATATGATTGTCTTAAAGTTACGGTGTCAGCATAATACTCCTGACTCCAGTT